AAAGGCTGTTACGGTGCCGGATATCGAACGAGGCCCTAAGCAGAGAAATTGCATAAAGACCTTTACTCTCCCGCAGTTGACAAAGCCGTCATCACGCTGGGCATCCTCAGAGGAGCCTTATCCAGATGGAACCCCGAGGTATTACTCCACTTCAAAGGGCGTCATTGAGAAACTCAAAGGCCGTGGAATTGGTATCGTGGATGATCTACTGGCGTACCGAGGGATTGATAAGGATCTCGGGACGTACTATATCAGGACAAAGATCGTTAAAGGCCGGGAAGTTCAATCCGGTATGCTCACCAATATCCAGCCGATGGATTCCTGTGTTCACGGAAGTATTAACCACGACGTGGCTGTTACCAGAAGACTGTCTGCTGACTCCCCGAACTTGCAGAATATAAATGCCAAAGGTAACATAAAAAAGGCATTTGTCAGCAGGTTTATAAACGGGGTAATCGCAGAGATCGACTATAACCAGCTCGAAGTTATCACCCAGGCAGTTAACTCCGGTGATAAAAACCTATTGCAAGCCCTCATGGATGGTAAATGCTTCCATTGTGAATGGCTTGCATTTGCCGAGGGGATGACCTATGAGGAAGTCTATGAGCTTGCCAAGGTTCAGAAACTACCTGAATGGACAGAGAAACGGCAGAATATAAAAGCGTTGAACTTCGGTGAGGCCTACGGGGCAGGTATTCCTACCCTATGTGAAAACTCTGGTCTTGACGCTGACATTGTCGAGAGAGCCATTGAGGGACGTAAAAAGACGTATCCTGATTTGTATTCTTTCCATGATAAAGTCTTTGAGGAGGTCCAGTCTTCCAGGACTCTAACCAGGATGCGCACCGAGAAGGGTTACCAGAGATGCGTTGGGTATTACAGGTCTGTTACAGGAACTGTATACCATTTCCTTGAAAATGAGGCTCCAGAATTTAAACAGAAGCAGGGTGTCATGACTGCATTCTCACCGACCACAATTAAAAATTATCCCTCTCAGGGACTCGGTGGGGAAATCATGCAGACAATGATGGGCCTTGTATGGAGAATGCTGGTAAGGTTTGATCTCCGGGATAAAATCAAATTGGTCCTGACTGTGCATGACAGTTTGTATCCAGACTGCATAAGTGTAGAAGTTGCCAAGGAATACATCCCTAAGATTTCTGCTGTGCTTGAGGACGTGTGCTGGTACTTCGGTAAATGCTTTGAGGATGTCAAGTGGGATAACCCATTTCCTGTATCTGCTGAATACGGTAAGAATATGAAAGAGGTTGGATCTAAAAAAGACATCTCTGATGCAATCCGGGGATCTATCAAAGAACGTGACTATGAATGGGTTGAGTTAATCCATAAGGAGTTCAAATGACTTTAGAAGAAATCCAGGATTACATTGGTCCTGACTATGTTGCATCGTATTACGCACAAGAATGCGTCTTCGATATCTCCAGACTTGAGGATTTATCGAACTATAATCTTGAGCGTATCTTCTTTGTGCGTGTCCATAAGGACGCATCGAAAGATGATATTGACTCACAAATTTCAGAATTAAATAAAGGAGCTTAACATGGCTGTTGAAGTAGATATTGACGGATTGGGTGATGGCGGAGAAGGATACGAGAAAGAAACCTGTATTATCCCCGAGGGATTCCAGATTGCAAGACTGGTATCGTATATTGAAATGGGACACCATCTCCCGGTGTTCAATGGAGTTGTTCAGAAGTATGAACCGCCTTCAAAGAAAGCCGGTGAGATCAAAGACCCGGAAATGATGCTGCATCTTGTATTTGAGTTCACAGGGTGCGAATACACAGGGAATTACCCCTTGTGTTTAAAGACCAGTAACCCCTTCGGTACCAGGGGAGATCTCATGAATAAACTCAGCATCTCCAAAGGTCTTGAGGAAGGCTGGTGTAGCAAGAGCATTGCAATGAAACAGAATTATGTGAAGACCTTGCTTGCAATGCAAGCGGCTACCAAGACCAAACATCCATCCATTGCTGCATACGTCGGAACTGTCTTTGGAATTACAATCAAGCACAGTCTCGGTAAGAAAGCTGATGAAGACGGTAACATCCCCACTTATGCCAATATGAAAGTTAACGGGATCGTGGCCCCGGTATTCAAGAATCCTTTGACCAAAGAAGTAACCAAACTGGATCTTCCAGATGCCATCGGCACGTACTGCAAATGCTTTGACTGGAATAACCCGGATATGGAATCCTGGGGACTTGTCCCGAAGTATATTAAGGACTTCATTAAGACTGCAATTGACTACTCCGGTTCTCCCCTGGAATGTATGCTTCTGGGAATGACAGAGGGGCCTGCTGAGGCAGATGACTCTGATATGGACACAGATGCACCTGCCGATCCAGTACCTGACGATGACATTCCATTTTGATCATAAGTGTCCAATTGGACACAGGAGGTTACAATGCCGAAAGAGAATAAATTGAGTAAGGAGAGACTCTTAAGTGAGTACTCCAAGGAGGTTCCCCGTGACAGTTGAATATAATCCAGAACTTGCAATACGACGAGAAGACAAACATGTCCTTGTTGACGCTGACTGCGTTGCGTATTGGGCAGCGGCCACATGCGATGACCAGGCTGAGGGCATGGCAATAAACCGGGTTGATATGCGGATGAATCAGATCCTGGATGAATGCCGGGCAAGTTTCCATACTTCATATCTTACCGGCTCTGGGAATTTCCGGGAGGATATAGCCACCTTGCAGCAATACAAGGGGAACCGGTATGATGCCGAGGGGAACAGGACAAAACCTCAGCCTAAGTGGCTCCAGGAATGCAGGGAATACCTCATTGAATCCTGGGATGGAATCCTATGTGACGGCCAGGAAGCTGATGACGCCCTGGGCATCCACCGGGCAAAGTTCCCCTGGGATGACAAGGATTACATCATATCCAGCATCGACAAGGATTTACAGATCAATTTCGGGTATCACCATAACCAGAATACCGGGAATATTATCAGGGTTCTACCCGGACTTAAGCCCCTGGAGATCGAAGAAAAGATCTCCAGTACAAACGGTAAGGTGACTAAGAAGATCCGTGGCGTCGGCCTGATGTTCTTCTGGGCTCAGATGATCATGGGGGATGCAGCCGATTCCATCAAAGGGCTCCCCAAGGCAACCAAAGAGGTGAAGGCCCGGTGGCCCGGTGTGAGAATCGGGGCCTTTGGACAAATGGGAGCAGCGGAAATTCTCTCTGGTATTACAACCGAGGAAGACGCTCAGGAGGCCGTGTGGTTCTGTTATAAGAGCTTCTGGGAGAACAACGGGTATAAGCATTGGAAGACAGGTGAGGTCTTTGAACCCGGCCTTAAAACGGCTGAAAAACAATTCATTGAACAGGGCAGGTTGCTCTGGATGCGGACAAAGGAGGGGGAATTATGGGAGCCGAATTACTGTCTAAAGTAGAGAAACGGGCAATTGTTGATATCCTAAAAGCAGGAGGATTATTCCCAAACTGTTCAGCTTGGATAGTAGGTGGATGCCTCAATCGTGCTGACTCAAAGGATATTGATATCCTAATCAAGACTCGGAAACCGATTGACTTTTTTGATGCTGGCCGTTTTGCAACTGATGATTATAGAATTGTCTCCAGGCATAACCAGTATGATTCCCAGGATTCAGGCAAGGATCTCATAGCCAAGATGGAACGCAGAGATGGCTCCAAGGAATCCCGTCCGATTGATCTGCTGTTTACTTCAGAGCAGCACATGCCTGGAAGCATTGGGACTTATATGGAAAAGTACTTCCCATTGAGTATCCAGATGATTGCTGTCAATGCTTATACAGGTGAAGTTACGGACAATTCAAATCCTGGTGGAAACATTCTGATCTCTCCTTGGGTTAATCCTGATGCAGAATACGTCCAGAAGTACTTTGATTACTACCCGAATAAAGTATTCTATCAGGTGCAGGAAGTGCGCCAACTCAGGGAAGTAAGCAGAAAGCCTCCTAAGACAGAAAAGGATCTTGAAAATGAAATTCCGTTCTGAACCCTTGATTTTGAAACAGGGTAAAACCCTGGATGCCTGGAAGGTTGCCAATACCCCGGAGATCTGCCCGCTATGTGAACGCCCTATGACCTCTTTCCCCTCAAGGAACCGGGTGGTTGACCATGACCATAAGACCGGGGAGAACCGGGGAGTACTTTGCAGGAATTGCAACGGGCTCCTCGGTAGGGTTGAGGGCCTATGCACACGAGCCGGAACCTGCATCCAAGACGTTAAATGGCTCAGTAACATCCTGAAATACCTGATTGAATCCCGTGTGAGTCACACCGGGGCGTATTATCCGGGAACAACCATTGTTAATGGAAAGATTATACCTCCTCCAAAAGCAAAGAGGAGAAGGAAGGTTAAATAGTGGACTTACTTAAAAGGCTGAAACAAGAGGCAAAATCTGAATACTTAGATAGACTCAAACAGATAGATTCTAATTCTAAGGTGTATAGACTTGGGAATATTCTTGAATTAAAACTCAGGAAATACTTCCCAGACTGCACCATAGATTCATCGTATACCTATGTTGTTCCCACCATCAGATTATATCTTACAAAAGATCTGAACATAGCGAATGATGTTAACGCCTTTCTTGAACATGAATCAGACTTCATAGACTTCTCCCTTAATGGATCAGAGATGAGAGCCAAGGATTATATGGGTATTTCCTATGATATCATGATTGGTGGTATCAGGTTAGAAGTCCATTATGAAGGTGGGAACTGTAAAAGAGTAAAGATAAGAGAAGATATCCAAGTTGTACCAATATATGAAGTAGTGTGTAATTAAACCAAACAAACCAAACAAACAAGAATTAAGGAGTTACCATGACCGAATTTACTGAAGTTACCGAAGTACTTGGAACAGAAATCACAGACACCCTTGTTGACACCCCTGACGTCCCCGATGCGGATTCCCAGATTGAATCAATCCCGGAATACAAAGGTCTTGCCCTGGAGATCACAGCCGAGATTAACAAACTGGTTACTGCCCGTGAATACGCTACCAAACTGGAATCCGGCCTGATCACGAAATCCGGTATTATCAAAGCCGCAACCATCTGCCGGGATTACCTTACCAAAGCTCGGCACGGCGTTGCCGGTGTTTACCCGAAAGTCCTGGAAGTTAAGAAGACCCTTCTGGAAACTATCGGTGAAGTTCAGACCACAGCCACAAGGGAGCGTCTGGAGAAAGAAGCTGCTGAGATCGCTGCAAGACTGGCTGAATTAAATAAATAATCTGACTTCTGTTCGGACAGTGCCTTGACCCCTGGTGCATTCCTGTGTATTATGTCCAGGCCTTCTTGTGGTGCCTGTCAGATGATTGGCACCGATTCGCCCTCCACGCCTCTTAAACCGCTTGCGGTAACTAAAGCGCACCCCGGAGGGCCTTTCTTAAGATATAAGAGGACAGAATGAAACTGAAAGTACTTATAGGTAATATTGCCTCCGGGAAGACTTCTTATAGAGAAGGCATTCCCGAGCATTATTTAATATCCAGGGACCGTTGGAGGTACAACATTGGATTGGGCTCCTATGTATGGAACCCAGACCTTGAACCTGGGATAACACGCTGCTGTAAAGCTGAATTGAAACTTGCTATCGAAGCCGGGTTGGACATTATCGTCGATGAGACTAATATGTCCAGGGCATCCAGGAAATGGGTTCTGGATATGGTCCCTGATACCTACACCAAAGAGGCCATTGTGTTCCCGAATATGGGAGAGAATGAGCATGTCAAGCGACGCCTCGGGTGTAACCATGGTAATACTTCTGAGGAAACCTGGAGACGGGTTTACAGGAGAAAGAACAAATCGTACCAGGCCCCTACCACCGCTGAAGGCTTTGATGAAATCACATTTCTATAGGAGTCTGTATGAAAATTAAAGTGAAGTACTTTGCCGATATTGAACCATTGGCATTTATTAAAAATGGGGACTGGGTGGATGTCCGGGCAGCAGAGACAGTTGTCCTTACCGGAGCCCCTCAATTAATTCCCCTCGGCTTTGCCTTGGAATTACCTCCTGGGTATGAAGCACATCTTGTCCCAAGGAGCAGCACTTTCAAGAAGTACGGAGTCATCCAGACAAACGGCATGGGTGTAGTGGATGAGTCATATTCAGGGGATAACGACCAGTGGTATTTCCCATGTATTCAGGTCTACCCAATGTCTGCCTGCATCCATAAGAATGCCAGAATTGCTCAATTCAGGATTATTAAAAAGCAACCGGTATTTGAATTTGAGCCCGTTACTTCTCTCGGTAATTCTGATAGAGGCGGACTTGGAAGCACAGGTGAATTTTAATGCAAGTTAAAGTCACCAAGTTGGTTCCCTATGATTACGTCATGAAGGCAGCAAATGTATGCACCGGGAAGAACGTCCAGAACCTGGACCCATGGAAAATGTATAAGGCAGAGCATTCCCTGATCTACACCCAATGGTTCTGGGTTGAAGTGTATGATATTGAACCTTATGTGCATACGCATTTCAGAACTCATGAAAAGAACGGATGCCAATTCTTTGTGAGTACCTCAAGGAAAGGCCAGGAAAGACACCAGAAGGATTCCCTGAATATGGCCTTTATCTGCAATGCCAGCCATTTGATCAACATGGCCAGAAAGAGGCTATGCGGTAAGGCCGATCCACAGGTACGTGAATGTATGCTGGATATACGTGATAGGATCTTTGAAATAGAACCCGCTCTGTCAAGTGCCATGGTTACTAATTGTAGTTACCGTGGAAAATGTTATGAGTTAACCCCATGCTTTAAAGGAGGAGATCTTGAGTGAATTTAATACTTCCTTTGGGGAGACAATATTCAATAACAAATACCGGAATGCACCTGGAGGATGCTCCACATGGGCTGACCTTGTTGATACCATGGTTCTCAGGAATTGCTCAGGGTTAATGCCTCCTGGGGAGATGACTCAGCTTGCCTCCTATATCAGGGACATGAAGTTCATCCCTGCTGGCCGGTACCTGTATTACGCTGGCCGTGAGGCGGCTTATTTCAACAACTGCTTCGGGTTCATCGCTGAGGATTCCAGGGAAGGCTGGGCGGATCTCGGGTGGAAACACTTCCGGGCTCTCATGGTCGGAGGTGGAGTCGGGACGTATTACGGAAAGATCCGTCCGAGTGGAAGTATAATTTCCAGGACCGGTGGCACTGCCTCTGGACCGCTCTCCCTAATGTTCAGTATGAATGAGATCGGTAGGAATGTCCAGCAGGGAGGCTCCAGGAGATCCGCCTTGTACGCATCTTTGCCGGCAGGACATGCAGACGCTGAGAGATTCTTACATGCGAAGGATTGGTCTGAAGAAGTCAAGGCCCTTAAGGCTTCCGATTTCAACTTCCCGGCAACCTTGGACATGACCAATATTTCCCTGCAATACAGTTCAGAAGAAGAACTCTGCCTACCGATCTTCGCCAAGAATATCCGCCAGGCTGTTACCTCTGGTGAACCAGGATTCCAGTTTGATATTGGATATCCAGATGAAGTTGTCAGGAATGCATAAAATGTATGTGCCCTTGCAGAGTAATCTGCATTGAATAACTAAACGAAAAACGGTGAAACCTATAACATACTTATAGGCAATACCGTGCTAACCCGATATGGGGAGTGTAGAGACTATGATTAAAAAGGATTTATATAAGTACATTAGTGCTTTTGTTATGGGTGATTCAGGTGTGTATTACTCTGGTAAAGAGTGTAGGCTTGTATCTAATAGTGTGCAGAAAGATTATGTGTTATGGAAGAAGGGGATTCTTGAGGAACTTACTGAGGTTAATTACAGTGAGAAGATTGACCCTCGTACAAATTGTAATAGAAAACCGTTGCATGTAATTACCACAAGGACACACCCAATTTATACAAAAATGCGTAATAGGTTTTACATAGATAAATATAAAGGAATTGATCCACATTACCTTAAACTAATGGACGCTGAAATGCTTGCTATACTGTTTATGGATGATGGATCATGTTACAAAGACAACCGTTGTAATGCTACTCCAGCAGTACACCTTAATACAAAACGCTTGTCTTATGCAGATTCCTGGTTATTGAAAAAAGGTATTAAGGATTGCCTTGGTCTTGAGTTTAATGTAAGGCCACACTACCATAGGTATTTCTTACGCCTTGTATCAGCAGATTATGATAAGTTTAAATCTATTGTTGAACCTTATGTACTCGAATGTTTTAATTATAAACTGCTTTAATCGTTTGTTTAGCCCCTTAGAAATAAGGGTGGTGATATAGTCCGATACCACCAGTAATGGTGGAATACATTTAACGATGTATTAATTAACTAAAAGGTACAGAATTTACCTCGGATCAGGATTCTGATATGTGCAATCTGGGCAGTATCAATTTTGCCAGGATTAAGGATACCGTTGAGTTGGAATCCGTGGTATACCTGGCTGCAAAGTTCCTGGTCTGTGGATCTATCCGGGCAGAACTCCCGTTTGAACGCTGTTATGAGGTCCGGGAGAATTACCGGAAGATTGGCCTTGGGATAATGGGGATGCACGAGTGGTTACTGAAACGTGGGTACCAGTATTCAATCCCAGAAGAACTCCGGGCCTGGCTCCAGATCTGGAAGGACGCATCTATCCGTGGAGCCGATTCCTGCACGACCACAAATAACGTGTCCCAATGCACCAAATATCGCTGTGTAGCCCCTGCCGGTACCATAAGTATCATTGCCGGTACAACCTCGGGGATTGAGCCGTTATACGCCGTGGCGATGAAACGCAGGTTCCTCTCTGGGAATACCTGGAAGTACGAATACATAATTGACCCGATGGCGGAACTCCTGATTCAATCCGGGATCGACCCGGAGAAGATTGAGACTTCCACTGATCTCTCCAAGGATATTGCCCGGAGGCTTGAGTTCCAGGCAGTTGTCCAGGAATACACGGATATGGCCATCTCCAGCACCATTAATTTGCCATCCTGGGGATCTGAGTACAATAACGATAGCACAGTAGTGGATACCCTGCAACTGGTCCGGAAATACGCACCACGGCTTCGAGGATTGACATTTTATCCAGACGGTTCCCGTGGGGGACAGCCTCTGGTATCCATCCCGTATAAAGAGGCGGTTGGAAAGACCGGCCAAACATTAACTGAAGGATTAGATTTCTTAACGCAGGTCTCCTGCACTTCAGGTGCCTGCGGTATCTGATTAGGAGAACATGGAAAATATAATCACCGGGGTAATTCCCGATATGCAATTCCCGGGACACCTTGATGCTGCTTTTGATTTCATCAGGAGAACTTTTGACCGTAACAAGGTTGAACGTATTATCTGCATTGGGGATCTCGTCGATCATCATTACATCGGGTTTCATCAGAACGAGGTGGATGCCTTGAACTCTGAACAGGAATGGGAATCCACCATGAAGGAACTCAGGAAGTGGTCAAAGGAATACCCCGAGGTGTACTGCTGCATAGGGAATCATGACGAACGCCCTGACCGGGCAGCAGAATACATGGGGATGTCCCCGAAACTATTCCTGAAGCCGTTCAATGAGGTCTATGAATTACCTAAGACTTGGCGATGGGAGCCCCAATGGGACTTTGAGCATGTGCTTTATGAGCATGGCCTTGGGTCTAATGGGATGTATGGCTGCAAGAACACTGCAATCAAAATGGGCACCAGTTACGTCCAGGGGCACACTCACGCACACGCAGGGGTATTCGATATCCCGCAATTCAGGAGGAACCTCTGTGCAATGAACGTGGGATGCCTCATGGATGTGAATAAGTATAACGCCCGGTACGGTAAGAAGTTCTTTAAAGTCCCAATGTCCCTCGGGTGCGGTATCGTGGAAAGCTCCACGTCAATGAAATTCTGTCCAATGAAAGGATGAATAATGCAAAAATCATGTAAGACTTGCAGGCTTGCCATCAAAGGGATGCCTGGGAAATGTAACTCAAAAAGATGCCTGGCCTTTAATTACTCCGGGTGGAGACCTCCCCTGGATGAATCCAGTATTATCCTAACCGATGCTGTACCCGTTGTGGATATCCCGGTTGCTGATATTAAGGCCCCAAAGAATCTCTGTTCATACTGCCAGTTCCAGCAGGATACCGGTGCCCCCATAAACAGGGAATGCTATTCCTGCAAAGATGGATCGGAGTTCTCTGCCAGACCAATTAAACAGAGGGATGAAATCCGGGGATTCAAGGCCGATACAGTACCTCAAGGAGGCATGGATGATCCCCTGACTGACAATACGGAATCAGATCCACGTCAGGATGCCCCCGAGAAGGACACTACCTTTCGATTTAAGGCCGATTCAGGGAAAGTTGATATGTCACTATTGGAATACTTCCCTAACGCCTTAAAAGCCATCTGTGCGCAATCTGAGCATGGCTGTGAAAAATACCTCCGGGGATCTTGGAAGGATGTCCCGAATGCCAGACGCCGGTATACTGCCGCCATGTGGCGTCATTTCCTGGATGAAGGCCCGGATAATGAACCAAGGATTGACATTGGGACCAAAGAGGAACCTGGATCTGGGATGCCGCACGATGTGGCCACGGCCTGGAATGCCATGGCCAGACTTGAGCTGAGACTCCGGGGATATTCCTTAGAATAACCTGAAAATTACTCTAAAAATTCCCCCTGTATTTTCAGTAGGTTAAATTAACCTGCACTATATAGGGGGAGCCCCAAGGAAAATCAAGAGATAAAAATAGAATAATATTAAATAACAATATACTATTTAGGTATTATACTTAAGTTATTATATAGATCTATTATATAACCTGTAATATAATCTTAGTATAACACCTAAGAAGGATAGAATAATGCAATTTACACCTTGTTTTGAAAGAGTACTTAAACTTGAGGGTGGGTACCAACTCACAAATATCCCCGGAGATGCAGGGGGTCAAACCTATGCAGGGATCTCCAGGAAGATGAACCCTGGATGGCTTGGGTGGAGTAAGATTGATAAAGGAGAATTTGGTATTTTCCTCAAAGATCTCGTGAAGATCTTCTACCGGATTAATTTCTGGGATAGAATCCTTGGTGACAAGATAGAATCCCCGGATGCAGCCTTTATGATATATGACTTCTCTGTCAATGCCGGGGTCAAAACCTCGGTAAAGATTGCCCAGGGAATCCTCGGGGTTAAACAGGATGGATATTTTGGGCCAAAGACCCTTAAGGCATTGAATAGTTACACCTATGATGAAGATCGGGATAGATTATTCGTCCTGGAATTTAGCCTTGCAAAGGTATTCAGGTACAAGGATATCTGTCTTGGGAACCCAGGCAACAGGAAGTTTATCTGTGGTTGGCTTAATAGAGTGCAGGAGGGAGTAAATGAAAGAACTTTATAAGATCGCTGCCAAGGCGGCAACTGAGGTGTATTCTGATCATATGAGCTTCGGCTCAACTGGAATTAAGGTCAGCTTCGGATTCTACAAAGAGCAGTATATCCAGGTTATAGCATTTGCTGGTACCGATGAGGTACTTGACTGGTTCGATAATTTAAACTTGACATCCAAAAAGGGTATCAAGAAGGGTGCTTACCAGGCTGCAGCCAAGGCAGAATCCCTGTTAATGAAACGTACAGGAACCCAGATGCGACCATATATGCCCACACTTGTCACAGGGCATTCTCTCGGGGGAGCAGCCGCTATAGCTTATGCCAAGTTATTCGGGGCCGAATGGTGCGTAGCCTTCTGTCCGGCCAGATGCCTGAGATACTGGACAGATCGTAAGATGCCGAATACCACAATCTTCATTGACCCTGATGACCCGGTTCCAATGCTTGGAAGAATCAGTTTTGGACATCCAGTGTGTCCAATTGTCCACATGCCGGAGGATACATTCGGGTTAAATGTCGGGGATCATTACATGGGGCACGTCAATGATTTCATAAGGGGATTACCATGAAAGAGACTCTGTTAGAAGCTTTCAAGAAAACGTATGTCAATACTCATGAACTTGGAAATCCCCCTGAGAATCCTGGAGTATCAATGCAGTTAATCAACTGGCTTGAGACCCAGCAGTTTCCCAGGGAACCTTTCCTGGCAAATGACCCGTTGATATCCCAGAAGCTTCTTATCCGGGAAGGGATTGAAATGGTTCTCAGGAGATTACGTCTGGAGTATAATGTCCAGGAAAGGATGATTGCTGAATCTCATGGAGAATCTCAGACCGTGCAACCTCGTTGATCCACAGGTGTATTTCCCAGGATCAACCGGTGGGGAAGCATTCGAGATTCATGTGCCAGTGAATACTGATACGTGCATCGGGTATGCTCTCCTCCAAGATGCAGGCCCTGGAGAACTCGGGGCGCACCTGTATATAGGACAGGAATACAGAACCCCTAAGTACCTCCGGGCTCTGATAAAGTATTTCAAACAGGCCATGCACAAACAGCTTGTCTCCCGAAATAAAACTGTCATGGTGACAATGTGCCAATACGAGGATACCGCCACGCGGTCTTTGTTCAGGGCAATGCAACTGGAGACGACTGATATTTGTGTGGGTAAACTCATTTTAAAGGAGACGTAATATGGGCGCAGGAATTGCAGCCGCTGCTACATGGATTGGAGCGAATGCTGGAACAATTGCGGCTGTTGCTGGGGCTGGAGCTGCTGTGTATTCTGCTACAACCAGTGATACCGGTGGTGGTAACGTGACGGTTGACTCAGATTCAACCTATGATAAAACCAGTGCAGAGCAGGCAGCTTCACTTGATGAAGTGGAAACGGCAAAGAAGAAGAACACAAAGTCTGGGTCAAAGTCTAGATTTAAAGTACAGAGACCAACCGCCACGACAAGCACTGGTGTTAATGTGGAGTCTAATTCCACAGCGGGTGTTCAAATATGAAAGAGGACTTTCCGGAAACTCCCCCAGAGGGTTTCATCATGGAGAGGTGGCAGCAGCTTAAGGTACTGAGAGATCCGTATCTTCATAGGGCGTATAAGTACAGTGCAATTACTGTACCGTCCCTGATGCCTGAGACAAAGGATACTGCAAGCATGGAAATGCAAATCGACTATTCTACTGTCGGTGCAGAATACGTTAACCATTTAGCGAACGTCTATGTTGACGAGATGTTCCCGTCTAACAGGTGCTTCTTTAAATTGCAGAGCCCTGTTGACCAGCTTGTAGCAGATTCAAAGGCAGTTGGTAAATCTTCAGCAGAAATAGAGCAACTCTTTGGGATAACCGAGAGAGAAGCCAGATGGATGTTTGAGAAGAAACATACCAGGGTTGCCGTAATGGATCTTGTTAAGCAGTTAATTGTGACAGGTAATGCCCTCTTATACGTGCTTCCAGATGAACGTCTTGTCCAATGTTATGCTATGGATGAGTACGTGCTATTCAGGGATGCCTCTGGAAATGTACTTGAGATTATCTCCGAGGATAAACGCGACCTATCAAGTCTTCCCAAGGAACTCCAGGATGAGGTTATTCTCAAGGTAAAGGATATCAAAAAGGATGAGGACTCCAGAAAGCATGAAGTAAGAATCCTGACTTATATCAGGGTGAATCCAAATAACCCTGAAGAATACCTTGTGAATCAATCTGTCGAGGATATCCCTATTGGTGAGACCGAGACTTTCTCAAAAGAGTTCCTCCCGTGGATTCCCTGCGTGTGGACCCGGACCAGGAGGGAGCATTGGGGTAGAGGTCTTGTTGAGGATCATTATGGTGCATTTTATGCCTTAAGCATTCTCATGGAGGCCCTTATTGCAGCCGGGATCATCATGACCGATTTCAAATTCATCGTCAAGCAGGGGAGCGTCCTGGATGTAATCCGGTTGAATAACTCTGCCTCTGGAACTTACCACTATGGTAACCCAGAGGATGTAACCCTGGTGGACCATGGGCGTAACCAGTCTCTTGACTTTGTGGTTGGGCTGGTGGATGAATACAGAAAGCAACTTGGGAAAGTCTTCCTGGTACTCTCCTCCCAGATCCGGGACAGCGAGAGAACGACAGCCGAGGAGAATCGGTTGAGAGCCCAGGAGTTGAACAAGGCGCATGGTGGCGTCTTTGGGAATCTTGCATTAACCTTGCAGACCCCGTTGGCCACCCTACTGCTTAGGGATCTTGATGTCATCTTGTCCGGCACCGGGATAAAACCTGTGATTATGACCGGTCTTGACGCCATGGGAAGGGCTTCTGAGAACGAGAAGTACCTATACCTATTCAACGACCTGGCAGCTATGAATAACGTCCCAGAGTCCTTCCTTGGATGGTTCAAGGGGAATGAACTTCTGGTTAAACTTGGGACTGGCCGAGACGTTGACACGAGCGTCATTAAGACAAGTGAAGAATACCAGGCTGAACAACAAGCTGCCCAGGAACAACAAACCCAGACAACTGCAAGTGAGGCTCTTATTGATAAAGCAACGCCTGAGCAACTTGCAGAATCAATGTAGCGAAAGGATAATTATATGGCTGTCGCGCCTATGACTGAAGAAACATTAGAGAAACTTAACCAGGAGGGTTTAACAAATGAGCCTAAAACGGTTCCTGCTCAGACTGGAACTCCGGCTGCTGAAGGTACTCTGCCGGATATTGACTTTAACCCTAAGACTCCTGAAGGGACTCCCGCCGAAGTACCTGCTGCTGTTCCTGCGAGTGAACCGGTTACGACTGAAGGTGTCAAGACTGATCCTCCTGCGGAAGTCTTTGATCCTTTTGTAAAAAGGAAAATTGAAGCCGGGGGATTTAAGGTCGAGGATGTCCAGGCCAGAATGCTTAAGGACGGTGGTATTACACCTGAATTTGCTGCTGAACTTAAGAAGACCATTGACCCGGACCTGGTTGACACCTATGTCACAAGCCTGTCTGAAGCCCTGAAAGAAGTCAAGGTTCCCCAGGAACCTGCCAAGGCAACTCCAGATCCGAATATTGAGGCCCAGAATAAGATCCGCCAGGAATTAAATTCCTTTATTTACGACTCGGTTGGTGGCCAGGAGAAATTCACTGTGCTTGCCGGGCAACTCAAGGCGAATCTCCCGCAGGACAAAATTGATATTATCAACGCGAAACTTGCCAGCACGAACAAGGCGTTGATCTCTGAAGGTATGCGAGAAGCCGTTCAGCATTATAAACAGATTACAGGAAGGATTAATAACAGAATGGAAGGCACACCCACTGGACCCAACGGTACCCCATTTACATTCATGACCAAAGCTCAGTATCAGAAGGCTATGACATCTGAAAAATACGCAACCGATCCAGCCTATGCAAAATCTGTGGATGAACAACGGTTGCAGTCCATGAAAATGGATAACCAGTCAACAATGCCGGGGCAATATTGGGCGGTACGTGACGGGGCTGTTTACAATTTGTAACTGCCTGAAACAATTATGAATTAAAAACCCTGCACTATATAGATAGATAATAGGTAAGAATTACTTTAACATTAAGGAGTTAACAATGGCCCTGCAGGATATCTCTTCTCAGCTTATGTACCCGATGGCTCAGAACCTTTCCACCGACAAATTCAATTTAACCATTGAAAGATTCGAGGGAACCGTTCATGAGATCATGAGAGCGCGATCCATTCTGGATGGCGTCTTCCGCTTTGTGCCCCTGATCGGCACTAACACCATGTCCAATAACGTAATGGGCACCCCGGTATTACAGTCCGTTGTAGCCGGTGTTGAACCCGAGGGCAAACAGATCGCTGTCGGTAAAATGATCGTCCAGGTTGACACACCCGTCATCGCCAGGGTTACCACACCCATGTTGGCGACAGTACAGTCTCATCTGGACATTAAAGGCAAGACCCCTGGTAACTTCGCCAAGGAATTGGCCAAGTCCCAGGATGAAGTATTGTTTGTTCAGATCGTGAAATCTGCTCTGTATGACCACCCTGATGCACCCACTGGTGGTGCCAATACTGCCGAAGGTTCTGGCGGTATCCTGGCCCAGGGTCAGAAGGTTACCCTTGGTGCCTCCGGTGACGAGCTTGATGCCACCAAACTTACGACTGCCATCTACGCTGTGGCCCAGGGCCTTGCCGAGGGTGACATCGACCAGAATGATGGCAAATTGTACGTTGCTCCCGCTCAGTACTTCACTCTGTTGAAAAACGAGAAGTTGCTGAACCGGGATATCTCCAAGGAAAACGGTTCCTATGCCCATGCAGCTATCGACGTTGCCTCTGGCATGAATCTGGTAATGACGAACAGAATGTCCCAGGCCGCTGACACCATGGTATCTCCTGTGAAATCCGGTTCCGTTGCTGATCTCTATGGTTCTTCCTATGAGACCTCTGCTGCTGAAGCCAAGGTAGTTGCTCTGTATGCTACCCCGGATTCTATCATGGTTGCCGAGGCCATTCCGATGACCTCTGATGTCTATTGGGAGAAACGTCTCCTGATGTGGTTCATCGACATGTACACCGCATTTGGCGCTGCGCCGGATCGCACAGATGTGAACGGCTCCATCTTCAAACAATAATCAAGACGCCTTAAAATAAGCCATGCTGACCTAAAAAGTCGGTGTGGCTTTTTTTTGCTATAGGGGGATTATGGAACAAACAGAATTAAGCGTTGTCAATGCTTTGCTTGAGTGCATTGAAGAGACGGCCATCCAGGCTATAGACAGGACGCACCCTGATGTGATCTTTGCATTAAATGCCTGGAAAGAACAGTCAGTTAATATCCAGTCTATGGGATGGTGGTATAACCGAGAGCAATACCAATTATCCCCCGATGCAAGGACTGGTGAAGTTTTCCTCCCAAGTGGAACCTTGGCTGCGGATCTGGCTGGTACAACTTATGTCAAACGTGGTAGGAAACTATATGATAAGGAACTGCATTCATTCATATTTGATTCTAATACTCCAGCAGAGGATCTCCTGGTTGATTGCATAATGGAATGGAAGATAGAGGAACTTCCCCCATCTGTATTCAGACTGATTCTTATTGACTGTAAGATGGCCATTATAACGAACCGGGAACAGGATCAGGTTAAATTACAGATGCTCTCAAATGAAAGGTCCATGGCGTATGCCAATGTCCAGAAGGAGAACCTGGATTATATGGATACCTCAGCCTTTGATACAAACAAGTTCAGGTTATTCCAGAGTACGCAACCCAGGAGGTACTGATGACTGTTTATAACGGGAACATAGGGAATCTCCTCCAGGGAGTATCCCAGCAGCCCAGGAGGGATCGCAGACCTGAGCAGGTTGAAGTCCAGGAGAATTGCCAGAGCAGTATCACGAGCGGTATTGGGAAAAGACCTGGGACAACTGAGGCATCCCCCGATATTGCCATTGAGGATTTCAATACAGCAAAGAAGCATACTTACGACCGTGGTTCTGGTGACGAGAAGTACACCCTCATTGGAGGCCCCGGGACTTTGGATGTCGTTGATATAAACACCGGAACAAAGAGAACAGTTAACGGTGATGCCTCATACCTTTTGAATACCACCGGTAACGGGCAGACCCCGGAGGAGTACCTCAGATTCTTCACGATAGCTGACACAACCATCGTTGTTAATACCACGAAGGTCGTCGAGATGAACATTGAGACGGGTGATCCTGGGTGGCAGTGCTGTCTGTATCTCTCTGCTGCAAAGTACGGTAAGAAGTATCAGGTTTACGCAGACGGTAATGTAATTGCAGAGGTTGAAACCCAGAGTACAGTTACAGTGGGTTCGACAGATGAGGTCAACAAGACTATTAACATGAAGGCCTCAGATGTAATGCTGCAATTAGCTGAGGGTGCTGGTGCTGTACAAGCTGCCCAAGCTGTTCAAATGCAAGTATGGTGTGAGGACAACTTCCTTGAATTTACATGCTATACTGCTGATATTGCTGGATACGCCGCTGGACAGCAGGTGTCATTCGCAGATGGTGTTAAGGGTGGATCTCCAACTACAATATATTACCTTGGTGGTATAATTGATCATGGTGAAACCTCAAATTTTGTAGTCCGTAATGCTTCTGGTCTTTCACAGGTTTTGATCGTTGGGATACACACAGTTATGAGCATCAGACCATATCCAACCAACCCATCTGTATCAGGATCAATTCGTGCCTGGGCACAAACCTGGGGAGTTGATATGCAGACAGCAGTGGATACCTCTGTCGTTGTTCTTAATCACACAGGGTCTCCTGCAATAGAAGTAAGCGATGATGATAATGGGGAATGCTTCAGGATCATCGGAACGACACTTGATTCATATGATAAATTGCCTGCGGTCTGTGCGCATGGTTATAAAGTGAAGATCCTCGGGGAAGACGCAGATATAGTAAATGACTATTATGTGCATTTTGAACGGGATGACAATGACACTGGTATTGGGCGTGGAGTCTGGAGAGAATGCGCAGGATTCAATGAGCCTGTCGGCTTTGATGCTACAACAATGCCGCACCAGATTATCTCTAATGCTGATGGAACGTTCACAATATCTGAGATTGATTGGGATATTAAGGCTGCTGGTGACGAGGATTCGAACCCCAAGCCGTCCTTTGTTGGAAGCACGATTACAAGTCTGGGATTATACCAGAACAGATTTGTGTTCCTAACCGAGGAGAACGCTGTGGCATCTGTGACTTATGACCACTTCAATCTATTTGCAGACTCAGTCCTGGTGTCCTCAGATGATGACCCGATTGATACAGCATCCTCAGATAACCATATTACAAACCTTGAGCATTTAATCATCTTTAACTCCAGCCTTCTGATTCTATCAGATAAGGCTCAGTTCCTGCATAGCGGTGACACAGCGTTTACCCCAAGTACTTTTGCATTGGCCAGTAAATCGCAGTACACAGCGGATACAACATCAGCACCAGTAGCCTCTGCAACAAGTGTGTTCTTCCCGTATAAACTCGGGGAATTTGTTGGGTTACGTGAGTTCAGAATAGACGAACTCACCGGTATTGTCTCCGCAGATAGTATCACGCAGCATATCAAGGAATACATCCCTGGGTACGCAAAGCAGATCGTCTCCTCAACGGACCACAACATCCTACTCGTTAGGGTTTCAGGAGATCCGTATGCTGTCTATGTCTATGAGTGGTTCGACCAGGATCACACCAGGAAGCAAGCAGCATGGCATGTCTGGACGTTCACTACCGAGATCCTACACCTGGATATTCTCCAGGATACTTTGTATCTCTGGCATGCCAGCGGAACAGACACGGTCAGATTCGCAACTCTGGATCTGGCTGACAGGGACAGTACTGCCCTGGATTTCCCCCTGCGGTTGGATCTTAAGAGTATGGTCCAGGCAACCGATGACGGGGATTACTGGATAGTTTCCAGGGATCTGGCATCTCTGCATACGACGTGGGATGAAGTGGTGGTTGCCGGGGGATTAAACTCTGGTATCGAAGGGGCTCGGGCCACATGGTCTCCCCTGGATGATGACTCTGGTGTGCGAATCCCTAAGAACGCCATACCTAATCCGACAGGTACACCATGGTTTTATATCGGGGTTAGATATAATTCAAAGGTAACTATAACGAATCCATTTGTGAGAGACCAGAATGGCATCCCTAAGACTACATCTAAGACTACCCTTAAGACGGTTAAATTCAATATGTCAGAGACAGGGTATCTTAAGGTTACAGTTGCAAAGGAAAGTGCCCCTACTTATGAGGTAGCTTTTGACTCAAGAAGTATTGGCAGCAGTGCATTCCTTTTGAACTCAGCAGCACCGTTACAGGATGCTGAACTCAGGGTTCCAATCCGGGCAGATGCCAGCAGATGCTCTATAACAATGGAGTCTGATAGCCATCTACCGTTTCATGTCCTGGATGTTGACTGGTCAGGATCTTATAATGAACGAGGTAGAAGAACCTCATAGGAGGATAGTATGAGTACAAATTGGGCGGGTACTGTTGGACTTGTTAGCAATCTTGCCAGCAGTATCCTTGGGGGAGTCAATGCAAATAACGCCGTGGATGCTCAGAACGAGGCGAATAAAAAGGCCTGGAATAATGCAGTGCAGGATACCAGGGACCAATTAACAACGGCCTATAATAGGACATCCACGGCTCTAAGTGAAATCAACCGTGACAAGATAAATAACAAGATGGCTGTTCGTGCTGCCAGGGCCAAGGCCACAGGTACAGCTAATGTCAAAGCAGCACAACTTGGCATAGAAGGTAAAAGAGGGGATAACACCCAGGACAGTATTGCAAGGGCCACAGCGAATGCTGTATCAGACGCTGAGATTAATTCCCAGATTCAAGCCAGGAATGCAACCCAGGCATATACCGATACGGCAGAGCAGGCTATTGCAAGTCTCAATAGTCAATCCCCGACATCTATCAGTGGGGTAAGCACTGTTGAGATCCTGTCGAATGCAATATCATCTTCAGCAGGTTATTACAATAAGTTATCTACTGCTCAGAAGTCAGATGTTCAATCTAATATAAAATCAATATCCGGTATGGTAACGTCCATATAACAAGGAGCTATAATGGCATTAGAACGTACAAGTATGGGAAACCCTGTTCACGGTGTAACTGTGAAAAGGACACAGGTTCAACCGAGTAAGAAGCTGAGTGCGTTGACTGCTATGGCGAACCTTGGAACTGTTATATCAAAGTCTGTGGCAGACTCTCAGGAGACACAGTCAATTATTGACGCCCAGAATGACGTTGTGAATGAAGCAATCAATCCAGACAAGATGAAGAACCAGGCAGCGTATGCTTTCACAGTTGCAGAGAATGACGCCCTGAAAATGTACAATGATACCTCAGAGGCAATCCAGAGTGGTAAGTATGATGAGATTGACCCAAGTGAATTTCAGAAGACTCTCAAGCAAGGTCATCAGGAGTACTACAAGAAGTGGGAATCCAATGACCATGCTGAAGGGGCAATCACCGCTTATAACCAGTTCATGCTTAAGAACCAGGCAAGGATAACTGCGGCCCAGGCTGGAAAGTACAGGCTTGACCAGAAGGATAAACAGGGGACGGCTTTGAGTACCCGGATATCCGATATGGCTGGTTCAGGGTTAAACACCCTGGAGGATTTCCAGGCTGAAATTGAGAGCGATAAATATTCCCTACTCAGCGCAGATGACCGTCTGAGAACCGTACTGACAGGTGCTGGGAATAAAGCCAAGGAGACAGGCAAGGTGGATCTCCTGGAGGCCCTTGATAAGGAATACGGCCTGAGTGCTGACCCTAAGTTGAATGCTCAATTCGAAGGGATTATGACGGCTGCAAACAGGAAGCGGACAGCGATAAGTGATGCTGCAATCCTAAAGCAGTTGACTGTCCTGGATGCGTTCGTTGAGGCTGGAACCTTAACAGAGAATATGTATGAACCGGTGTCAATCCTTAAGGACTCCAGTGGGAATCCAATAGTGAGCCCGAACCAATTCAATGCCCTTCTCAGGAAGTCCAATGTGGAGCGAGCAAAGAAACAGGCCCAGGCGCAATACGTTGTGAAATTCAATGAAGGCATTGATTTGAACAGCGTGAAGACCTCAGACTTTGACACAATAGCGAATGCTCAGTTTCAGAATCTTGTTGGGGCTACCGGGGACACCGTAACTGCATACCGGAAAATGGGGGAGTTGCTTGCGCAGCAGACTCATGTCTGGACAGACTTGCAGGACAGGGCCAAGATGTTCGATAGGACTGTCATGGTCATGGATAACGCTCCGAATAAAGAGGCTATGAAAAGGTTCTATGAATTAGAAGGTCTTGAGGCTGGGATGGAAACCTACACCGATGGTGCCAATCTATTCTCAAAGTACCTCGGGGATTCCTATGCGGATTACCTGGAGATCAAACTGGCCTTACAGCGAACGTCTGATACCCCAGAAGCCGCTTGGATGGATGTTGCCACCTCTCGTACCCTGGTGGATAGAACCTCCAAGAAAAAGGCCGTTATGAGCAAACTGAGTACTGCTGGGAAAGATGTCGGGCTCCAGGCAGCAAAGGATGTATTCCAGAGATCTAACAAGTGGTATATTCCTGATTTCATCGAAAATGCTACTTCACCGACAGATCCGGTCTCCAGGGTATCCTCAGTTGCGGCCATTGAATACGACCAGAAAATTGCCGAGGGACGTTCCCCGGAAATAGCCAAGCTGGTGGCTCTGAGGGCAGCACATAGACAGGTCGAGAAGTGGGGCGGAGAGTTATTCGATACGCATGGAATCGGTATGAAAGCCCTGATGCAGACCACGGATACCAACGGGGCCTTTGACACTTTGATCGAAGACCCGGAATTTGGAGCCAAGCTCAAAAGCATGTTCGGGTTAACAACTCGGGAAATCTGGTTCGGTAAACAGGAGGATAATCCAATTGTTCCTAACTTTATTGAACGGGTATTCGATAAGGTGGATGAGCCTGTGACCCCGGAGGAGATCCGTGCTGCAAACAAGGAACGCTCTGGGAAAACCCTGCATCTCACCCCTGGTGCTATCAACAAGAACGTTAACGTTGAGAGAGGTACCCTGGACTTTGAATCTGATGATGGTGAAGTAATGTATAGCATCCCCCTGAAAACCATTGGGGCAATGCAGAACGCTAAATTGCAAGGTGTCGAGGACTTAGCAAATCTTGACAGATTGTACTCAGCATCTTTCTTAAGTACTGACGCTGGAAGGCTATGGCATGATCAACAAGCAGATGCAAATGACGTGTTCGCTAACGAGATTCTCGGGACAGCAAAGGCCTCTGGAAGAACCGACATTTCTCCAGAAGATTACAGCACGTTGTCACAAAAAGATAAAACCATGGTTAGGAAGCAATTCTATAAGAACGTGTACAGTGGTGCTATGGGTACTGCTGCTCGTATTGCCGACTTCTTTAACCTCAAAAGGGATATCCTTTCCGGCTCAGAAGAAAGCTTCATCCACATGCCAGTCTCAACCCCAGAAGTCGCCGGGGTGAAGTTCGAGGTGAATACAGCAAAGGACTGGATTAAGCGACATGAGGGATTGAGTCTGGAGAAGTATGAAGATGGAGATGGGCAGACTATAGGATTCGGACACCAGATACTTCCTGGGGAAAAGCTTGATACTGTAACAAGGGATCAGGCTGATATGCTATTCGAGAGAGACTTCCCGAAGTATCTCAGAGCGGCATCCCGGATACCTGGATTTGAAAGTTCTACATCCAATCGCCAAATGGCGCTCGTGGATTTAACATATAATATGGGGACGTCTTGGTACAAGAACTTCCCAAGGTTCTCTAAAGCGTATGCCGCAGGGGATTACCAGAAAGCTGCCCAGGAATTAATGGACAGTGAGTGGTATCCCAAGGTCAAAAGCAGAGGGCCTGAAATAATCAGAATGATTCTGGAGGGATAAGATGCCACTGATGGACAACGGAAAGGCCCTGTTACAAGGGGGTCTTGGGTGGAGTGAGGGAGAGGCTCGGAGTACTGGAGTTGAGATTCGTGCTATCGAGGAGAAGAAACGCCAAGAACTTGAGGACCACCAGGCATCTATCTTTACAGGTGTTACAGGATCATGGAGATTTGAGACTGGAACCGGCGTGGCCTTGGCTCAAGCCCTGGATCTCTCCCAGGAGTACGACCCGGATTTCAGTGTCTCTGAAGCAATGAAGGTTGACGCTGATATATTTGACCCGAATATTAAAGAGGAACAGGATGTATTGAAGACTGCCAGGAACTCTGTGCATTACAATACCTTGAAAGAACGCCTCTTAGATAAACGGGAGTTCCAACTGAATGCACAGGACATGGGGTTACTCCCGTCGATGGCCCTTCAGATGGTTGCAGAATTTGGTAACGTTCCGAACTATTTCACCTTTGGTCTGGGCTCCCTGAAGAAAGCCGGGATGCTCAAACGGGTGTTACTCTCTGGGGCAATCACCGGCACTGCAAATATGGCTGAGGAAGCCTACATTAACAGCGTTTATAAAGACCGGACTGCTACTGACTATGTTGTGGCCGGGGCCATGGGAATGGGCCTTGGATGGCTCGGAACCCTCGGTGGGAAAGATGTAAAGGTTGCCACGCATATGGATGAGGTTGGATCAGGATTCGCTGATTTCCATATGAAGAATAAAGTAGATGAGGTTATTGAGGAAGCCATGGGGCCAGCTCCCAAGGGTACCTCCCAGGGATTCCAGGAGGGATCTGCCGGGGCCGCTCAGGTGAAGAACGTCTATGAGACCCTGGACCCGGATAAAGGTCCGAACCTGAAAGATCCCTGGATGAATGAAGACGCTGACGTGGTCCAGAGAACTTACCAGGCTATGCTCCAGGGAGATTTGCCACAGGCTAAAAAGATGTGGCATGAGGATATTGGCCTGGCCAGTATGAGCCAATCCCTGCATTCGTCTGATAACCCTATCACCAGGTTTATGGCTGATGCTCTCCTGGAGTACCCAGAAGGTAAAGGGCAGAAGCAACATACTGCTGCATTACAGGCAGACCTTGACTTCCAGTACTTCTCCTCTGGGTATATGAAGGGGTACGTTGATTTCAAGAATGAATGGAATACCCTTACAAAAGATATGGGCCTTACTCAATCCTTTGATGAAGCTGCATCCCTATGGGTATCCGGGTCTAAGAGCATTGAAAGCACTGATATCCACCTGGCAAGACTTCTGGAAGACTTCCAGATGCACTACACAAAGTGGAATGACTGGACTTACCAGAAGATGAAACAGGCTGGTGTCGAAGAAGCCCAGGATCTTAATTATGATCCCAATCACCTTTACCGGGGATGGGATGGTAAGAAGGTCCATACAATGAGGAATAAATACGATGCTGAAACTGTCGTGGAGACCTTCGAGGGAGCAATCAAAGAAGGTCGGGTATTCAGAGAGGCTCAGGAAGCTGTCAACAAGGATATGGAGAAAGCAGCTAAGGAAGCTCACAAACTTCATATGCAAGGAGTTGATTCCGTACTGAAGGAAGCAGATGAGATGAAAGCCCGTCTCTCCAAGATGGACAACGAGTTAACCCCAGAGGGTCTACGCCTGGCAAGAGATATTGAGAAGAAACTCAGGGAAGCTGAGGATCTCAAGAAGACTGCCCCTGCCCCTAATTACAAAGGCCCGGATCTTGACAAGGAGATAAAGCGTATTGCTGAAGCTATGTACCACAGGTTCCTGAGAAGGGCCACCGTATCGACAGCAGATGCTAACCTCCTGAGTACAGCCAATAGAAGTCTCCTGAATGATATCCTGGATGACATGAATCTTGATAAAGCAGACAGGGGACATATCGACGCTGTCCTGGAAAGTATGGGTAAGGATAGACAGGCTAATCCCCTGAAGCATAAAGTAAGTATGGATATCGGCTATGAGCATCCTTCAGGTCTCAGGATCATGGACATGATGCACACGGACCTGGGTTCAGCCTATGCGTCAAAGCAGAGATACTGGATCGGTAGAGCTGCATCCGCAAAGCGGGGATTCCCCTCAGAAGAAGCCTTCCATAAAGCAATTGATGAACTCAAGAAACACGGTTCTGATAGAGGGATGGAAGCCAAGGATATAAAGGCAGATGTCGCCAGATTGGAAGCCGGGTGGAAAATGATCCTTGGAAGACCGATTGAGAACATGGATCACTTTGGTGAAACAGCCATGCGAGTTGTCAGGAAAGCTGTCCAGGTGAGTATGCTTGGGAAGCTCGGGATTGCCCAGGCTGCTGAAACCGGTAGAGTAATGTCGGCTTGTGGGGTTGATAATATCATGCAGGGGATTCCACTGATCAAAGACATGATCGCGGATCTCTTTGATGGAAGACTCGACACGGTTGCATTAAAGGACTTCGAGAGTTTCTTCCTGGGGAAAATCGGGGACGAGCATTACATGCAGCATCCAGATTTCCGGGTGGACGACTTTGGCCATGCCATCTCTAAAGCCGAGAAACAGCTCGATAGAGCGGCATATTGGCTGAGTGCTGCCTCTGGGTGGCGCGGGGTGTATATCCAGCAGAAAAAGCTACTCATGAACCATCTGGCGGGTAGGATGTACGACTGGTTTGCTAACGAGACGATTTCCAAGGCTCAGTTAGAGGATCTCGGAATCCCTATTCACCAAGTGGAAGCTATCCGGGATGCAATGCTGGAGAACTGTAAGTTTGACAAAGACGGTATTCTCCTGACTTACAATCTGGATAATTGGGACCCGGATCTCCGGGAAACAATTGGGATGGCCTTGCATAGGAAATCCCATAATGCAATCCAGGGGATACTGGCAGGGGAAACTCCATTGTGGATTAACACCGGCCTGGGTAAATTCCTTGGGCAGTTTAAGACCTTCAGTCTGGCCGCGCTTGCAAAGCAGACGATCCACGATTGGAATATGTACAAAGAGGGTGATAGGGAAGCTGCCCTTGCATTCCAATTCATGCTGGCCAGTGCTACAATGGCACAGATTGCCAGAGTTGGATTCAATGCTGCCACAAGACCTGCGGATGAACGCATGGATTATCTCGAAGGTGCATTACACCCAGGGGCAATCGCTAAGTCAATCCTCGGATATCATGGCCAGGTTGGTCCTCTGGTAGATGGGGTAGACCTCCTTGCAAGCCAGGTTACACCAGATTCCTGGGGAAGAATCACAGGGAATCAGTATCGGCAGAGGGATCTCCTTAATAGAATCCCCGGGGTATCTTATATAAACAACCTTGGGAAGGGAGTATCTGGATTAGCAAATGCTATTAACCCATATGAGGAGATGAGTAAGTCTGAGTGGAATGCCCTTGTCGGGTCAATCCCCTTGAGTTCATGGTACGGATTCTACGCCTTGAATAAAAAGGTGGTTACACCTGCAATCTTTAATGACAGAGGACACTCTTTGAAGACCTTTCAACAATTTGATAACAGATAATAACGGGGTATTAAAATGACCTATAGTGTGAATACATTTACAATAACAGGAGGTGTCGGCACGTTCGACATCTCCTTCGAGGGAGAATACCCAGGATATCTCTCTGAGGATCATGTGATATACTACATTGGGGAGGTACCACAGGGGTTGGAATCCAGAACATTTAATACCCCAACGAATGTCACAATAGATCCTATCCCTGTGGATGGTACTCAGATATCATTCAGGAGACATACCAGTCCTACTACTCCATTGGTTGACTGGTTATCAGGGGCACCTGTAACAGAGGTACTTCTGGATGAATCTAACCTTCAGATGCTGTACCTGGCTCAGGAGTCTGCTGATGCAGGTGAAATAAGCACATTTGATGTAGCGAATTACACAGAACTTGCCAGGAAGTGGGCAGAGAATCCAGAGGATACGCCTATTATATCTGGTCAGTACTCTGCGTTGCATCATGCAGCCAAGGCCCTTGCCTCAGCTATTTTAGCTGGGACGCATTCTACCAATGCCACAGGGTCTGCAATCAGTGCATTAGCAAGTGAGAACGCTGCCCTCGGTTACAGGAACAGTGCCTCCCTGAGTGCTGATGCCGCTGCTGCAAGTGCTGCGGAAGCAGCCACAAGTATCCCATATACAATCAGGTGGCGTACTTGAGGTTGGCCGGTATATCGACTTCCATGATACTATGGGTAACTCCGCGGATTACAACGCAAGGTTGCACACAGATCCCACAGAACCCTCTAATTAAAGGAAAGTATTATGGCCTATAGCGTAAATACGTTTACAATTGAAGACGGTGAGGATACGTTTGATCTGTCTTTCTCCGGGGATTCCCCTGGATACCTTGACGAGGATCATGTCGTGTATTACATCGGGGAGGTTGCCCAGGGACTTGAGGCAAGGGTATTCAATACCCCAACCAATGTCACTATTTCCCCGGTACCGTTAGATGGCACGACTATCTCCTTCAGAAGACACACGAGCCCTGAAGCTGTTATTGTGGATTGGTTATCCGGTTCCCCGATCACAGAGGTTCTTTTGGATAAAACCAACTTGCAGATGCTGTACCTTGCCCAGGAAGCGATTGATACCAGTGGGATAGATTCAGATGCTGTCGAGTACTTCACAGATATGGCTCAGAAATGGGCAGAAAACCCCGAGGATTCCGAGATAGAGTCTGGGAGGTACTCTGCCTTGCACCACGCAGCAAAAGCCCTGGCATCGGCCATTACGGCCTCCTCAGCGGCAACTGCTGCATCTGCATCAGAGACATCCTCTGCGGGATACTCCACGTCAGCCTCCGGGTCGGCCTCTGCGTCCGCAGGATCTGCCACAGCAGCTAATTCTTCTGCTATTGCCGCCGCAGGTTCAGCAACGTCATCCGCGGCATCCGCCACAACTGCAACTGGACAGGCCTCAGCAGCGCAGACTTTTGCCCTGGCCGCACAGACCTGGAAGAACAATGCGGCTGACTCCGCGACTGCTGCCGGAACCTCGGCTACGAACGCGGCTGCGAGTGCCACTGCTGCAAGTACCTCAGAGGGAAATGCTGGGGATTCTGAGACCGCTGCTGCAACAAGCGCGACCAACGCATCAGGATCTGCAACACAGGCCGGTACTTACGCCAGCAATGCCTCTGGGTCAGCTTCCTCTGCGGCACTGTCAGCCGGGTACGCTAATGATTCCAAGATAGCTGCTGCCGCATCTGCAACCTCCGCTGCTGCAAGTGCTGCGGAAGCAGCGGCCCAAATAGCAGATCTTGATACAGCAATTTCTTCGAACTCAACCGTAGCCGCTAACACAGCTAAAGTCAGCAATGTGACTACCAATTTAAGCTTTACCAGAGATGCCTCTACTGTAACTGTAGTAAGCTCCGATGGTACGGATGCTGTACTCCCTTTAGCCACAACTGCTTTAGCTGGTTTACTATCTCCTGCTGAGAAGGTTAAACTTAGTTCTTCAGCAGCTTCATACACAAGCCCTTGGATATGACTTTATAAATAGGAGGAACTTATGACACAAATAGTTATTGATAACCCAACAGTACTTACAACTCCTGAATTAATGATGCAGGCGATTGATGATAACTTTGATGAATTGTATTCTGGAACAACGGCTTCCAGTATTTTAACTAAATTGAAAACAGTAGATGGCAAGGGTTCTGGATTAGATGCTGATTCAGTTGATGGATACTCCTCAGGCAATGCCAATCTAAGTACTAGTCCTCACCTACCAATAATTAGCGCTGGTGGTGTACTGGAGGTTGGGAGATACATAGACTTCCACCACACCATAGGAAATGCTACGGACTACGATGTTAGGCTGCACACGGATGGTTCAACTGATGGAAAACTATATATAGATGGGTCCGAGATACTGACGGGTTCAAGCGTTGAAGCCTCATGTAGTTATGGTAGTCTAAGCGTTGCTGATTATGGGGCTGTTGGAGACGGGATTACGGACGATTCTACAGCCATTCAAAATTGCATAGATGCTGCCCAAGCTATAAATTACTATGTTGAGTTTGAACCTTTTAAAAACTATAAATTGTCTACTGGTTTGATTCTTAAGCATGGTAAAAACTCCACCGATACAATGAGTTATCAAGCTTTAATAAAAGGTAATATGGCGAGGTTAAAACCAGCAAGTGGGATAACAGCTATTACTGTCACACCTCGTTGCCTTCTCGCTGACGTTGGATCAGGCAGGGAAGTAGCTTTCCTCCATATCAAGGATTTGATACTTGATGGCAGTGCAAGTATCACTTGTAAGGCAATGCAGATAGGGGCCGCAGGTAAGAGACTTGATGGATTCAATTTTAACACTATAGACAATGTTCGAGCAGAGGGATTCAATAACACCAGAACATGGGTTGTTACAGAAGCAAGAAATTTCAAATACACCGGCTTGAATATGTGTTGCGGTGGTTTCGTTATGGAGGCTTTGACAAACGACAGCGATTCCTTTTGTGGTGACACTGTATTTGTAGGGTGTAGTTTTAATGGTAATGGTAACACTAAGATACCAATATACATCTATGCAGCGGCAGGTGCTAAGGTAAGAGGGGTTCACTTTAACCACTGCTACATCTATAACAAAGGTACAAAACTTACAGCAGTTGGAACATCTGCACAGGTAGGTGACATATGGTTTGATGGGTGTCAATTTGATGCGGGTGGCTCTGGTACTTTCTTTGAGGTTTCAGGGAATGGTGCTTCTGAGATGTTTAAGATATTCGTTACAAATGGGTATTTTGTTTACTGTCAAGGTTTTGCTGTGCTTTTACAATCTGATGGAACGAGTGTAGTTAAGGATATGAATATCTTAGGATGTAATTTCTCAGAAATAACATCAAACCAAATACTACACGGATTACGTTTAAGGGGAGCAACGTTTGCTAATAATAGATTTGAAGCATCTTCTTGCATCGACATAATAAATTGCACTGCTTGTCAAAACATGATGATAAGCAATAATGTAGCTTCCAACATGTTATCGGCCACTTACGGCATAAGCTCTGGAGACACAAGAGAACGAACAAGTATATTAGGAAATATGATGGAGTGTGGTACAATTGTTAATAACTGGGGTACGGTGCCCACTTACTATCAAGCAGCCAACAACTTAGCTATTTAATTCTTAAAAAAGAAAGGAGGGCTATTGAAAAAGGTTGAGACGTACTTGGCTATATTGGCAATGGCCCTCCCTATAATTGGTTGCATGATCCTTTTGTGGTCGGATGTTCAAACCATCAAAGTTACTAAAGCTGATTATAGGGAGGTGGCAGAATTAAAAACCCAGATGGTTGGGCAACTATCTAAGAATACCGAGGCAATAAATCACCTTAATTCTTTAATAAAGCAATTGATCGGAGGGAACAATGGGAGCAACACCAGAAGCATTGATGGCCATTATACATCAGAAGACAGCAGATAGACTTCTGGCTGAAATCACCAATCCTGAGAGTGATCCCAGGTATGTCCAGATGGCTATCAAATTCCTATCTGATAACAATGTTAAGATGGTTCCTGAAGTAGAGAATGAACTTGGTGAACTTGATAAGCATCTTCAGAGACGGAAACAGAGGAAGTTCGGCGGAGACAATATCGCTGACTTTGCAAAAAAACAAGCAGAAGCAATGAATGAATAGGAGTTAATATGGCGAATCTTGTATGCTCAATAGAGTCTATCGGAGAGACAATCAGTGAAGTAGAAGTTGAGGATCTCCTGGCAATCGCACCCAAAGGTGCAGTATCAATCTGGTTCGGATCGTTCTCAGGTACTCCCGCAGAGTTACTTGCAGGAGGAATCCCTCTGGCTGCTGGCCAGTGGTTTGAACCCCGAAGGCACCACACCGGAATTGTCTCCATGGTAACAACCACAGGTACAGTATCAGTCTGCATCGTGGTGTAACCAATGGATATAGCCGAGGAGTACGCTTGGCGATGGGAACAACTCGGTAAGCTCCAGGAGCATTATAAAGACTTCAGAGATTTCTATGCAGATTGCTCTGAGGTTCTCCTGGGGTTTACCCCGACGTGGATGCAGTACGACATTGCAGATTACGTCTCTAATGGCCCCTTGTGGTCTATGGCCCAGGCGCAGCGTGGACAAGCAAAGACGACTATCACCGGGTGCTATGCAGTATGGTGCCTCATCCATGATCCTACGACCCGAGTATTAATCATATCTGCCGGTACCACCATGGCAAAAGAGATCAGTACTTGGTGCATCCAGATCATAAACTGCATGAAGGAACTGGAGGTATTGCAGTGCGATAAGAGCAGACCAGGGGCACGGGCCAGTGTTGAAGCCTATGATGTCCACTGGATGCTCAAGGGATCGGACAAATCCCCAAGTATAAAATGTATGGGAATCACGTCCAGTCTCCAGGGTTCCCGAGCAGACTTATTGATCTCGGATGATATTGAGAGTTCTAAGAACAGCTTAACCCAGCTTATGCGGGAACAACTCAGCCACCTTTCCAAGGACTTCTCCAGTATATGCACCCATGGGAAGATCTTATACCTGGGAACACCTCAATCTGTGGATAGTATCTACAACGACTTACCAAGCCGAAATTTCGACGTTCGTATCTGGCCGGGTAGGTTTCCATCAGTGAAGGTACAAAACGAGGTATATGGTGCCTTCCTGGCCCCCTCACTGGTGAAAATGATGCAGGACAAACCTGAGCTTCGCTCGGGATACGGTCTGGATGGAACCCTCGGGGCTCCCACAGATCCGGGGATGATGTCTGAGCATACCTTAAATTCAAAGCTTGCGGACCAGGGACCGGCGTATTTCAACTTGCAGTTCATGCTGAATACAGCCTTGATGGACCAGGATAAGTACCCCTTGAAACTCAAGAACTTACAATTCTGGGATCTCTCCCTGGAAGAATGCCCTGGTTCATTCTACTGGACTACTGACCCGGCATTCCGCCTGGATCACCACCCAGGTGGGCACATAGCAAAGGAATTTATATTCCAGTCTGGCCGGGTGTCCCCAGAGTTCTTCCATTATAACACCAGACTGATCAGCATCGACCCTGCTGGCCAAGGCCAGAATAACGACGAGACCGGTATTGCAGTCATCTTTGAATGCAACGGATTCCTTTTAGCAATGCACGTCACTGGAATACAGGGAGGAACCTCAACGGAAAGCCTGAATGAAGTTGCAGATATTATCAAGCAGTTCAAATGCAACGAGGCTATCGTAGAGAGGAACTTCGGGGACGGTGCTTATACCGAAGCTCTCCGGGGAGTTCTCCTGACGAGGGCCGCAGATGAAAGCGATCCGTATGATTACCGGTGCGATCTCCAGGAAGTATGGGCAGCAGGCCAGAAGGAACTCAGGATCATCGACTCAATGGACCCGGTCATGGGTACGCATAAATTGGTATTCAACAAAAGTATCATTGAGCATGACGTCCTGAGTACCCAGAAGTATCCCGTGGCAAAACGATCCTGCTATCAGGTTATGTTCCAGATAGCCAAGATCACCAGGGACCGTGGGGCCTTAATCCATGACGATTAATTAATCGGTCGTCAATAAACCCATTGAATTTAGGGAACACCTGTACTGTATAGTACAGACAATCCTAAGCGAAGCTCGAAAGAGAACGTTCAACGACTATTCCGAAAGGAAGTACCTGCAAGTGCAGGGAAGCGGTGGGGCAGCATAGTGCTGTATGATATAGTCTGATCTGCATGGTGACATGCAGTGGTTTAGTTAATATTAAAGGAATCTTTATGAAATACATTAACAATGCAGGATTAGAATTAGAAGTCGTATCACGTGTTGGGAAACAATGCGTTGTAGTATTCACCAAATCAGGATCAACCAGAAAAGCTAATATAGATAACATTAAAGCCGGCAAGGTGAAAGATTTGTACAGTCCTTCAAGATACGGGATCGGGTATGATGGAGAGTTCATCAAAGTGCCGTATTGGAGGCGTGCTAAGGATCTGTGGTCTAACATGATCAAACGTTGCTACTTCGAGGGTGACAATAAAGGATACTTCGGTAAAGCAATAGTAGATCCGAGATGGCACTGCTTCGGGAACTTCCTTGCGGACATTAAGGAACTACCAGGATTTAAAGATTGGGTGAATAAAAAAGGCATGGAGTTAGACAAGGATAAAATAAGCAAGTCTAAAGTATATTCAAAGCACACATGCCAATTCCTTACTACATTTGAGAACCGACACATACAAGGTGACTACCGTGTTGGTAAGACTTACTGCAAAGAAACCAGATCTTGGGTAACGTCCAAGATTTAACACAAAGCGATTGGATGCCCTTGCCCAAGGTATTAAGCACCTGATAACCAGGATAAGCATTAATGCCGAGAAGGAGATAGCCAAGAAGATGCAGCTTAAACTTGAGGAGATGCAGAGAGATCCCTATGGGGTCTGGAGAAATTCACACACGAATACAGCAGCAATCACCCGGAAAGCCATTGGCTCTCCATTTAACCGATTCAAAAGAAAATAAGGATTCATTATGAAAAGATTCACAGCGACAGACGGTACCAACCTGTATGTAGCCCAGGACAATGGCCTGAAGAAAATTGTAATTAGCACCGGGGCCAGCAGCACCTTGAATACCACTGAGACTTTCAAGGGATTGGCCTTTGGTGGAAGCACCCTTTATGGCTTCACGCAATGCGGGCTTTACACCATTCACACCACCACCGGGGTTGCCACCAAGGTGATCAGCATTGACGACTTGCAGACTGTTGACTATATCAGCGCAGACTACGCCCTGGTAACCTCCTTGAACTCCCTGATCAAAGCCCGGACAACTGCCGATACTGCCACCGGCACAGCCGTCCTTACCACCGAGACCCTGACCAGCGTAACGATTACGAACGACGGGTACTACTCCACGGCCCCAACAGTTACTATCACCGGTGGTGGTGGCTCCGGGGCAACTGCCGAGGCTGTACTTACCAATGCAAAGGTCACCGGGGTTACAATCACTGCGGCTGGCTCTGGGTACACCTCTGTTCCCACTGTTACCTTCAGTGCTGGCATTGCCGGGGAACTCACTTACCTGTCGCATACCTTATAATGCGACTACTTGAAAGGATATAAAAATGGCAAACGAATTTAAACCTAAAACCTGGCAAGCTGAAGTACCCGATCTCGTCAAAGAATACAACGCCTGGGACCGAGCAGAGAACGGCCCTGCTGAAGTCCAGACTGCCCCGGAGGAGTTCTCCAAGAGTATGGTCCGTCGTGGAGTCCTCTGCCCAGAGACCGGGAGAAGTACCGGGAACTCAAAGCAGGGTACGATTTTAGAGGCAAACGTCCGGGGGTATAGCCCACAGGGCCAGGAAAATTATAGACGGATATTTGGGCATGAATAACGCCTCCTGGAGGCATCCCAGATTTTCCTAAAAATTGCAAATATTTGCACCCCGGGGTTCAGATCTGTTAAAACCAGACTTGATCCTCGGGGTCATTTTAGGGCCTGAAAAGGGCTGAAGAAGGTAATAAAAGGGCTGAATCTGGAGATTTTACAAATAAAAATAAAGCACCGAAATCATTAACGATTGAATTAACCTGCACTATATAGAGAGAGAAAAAAGAGAAGCCCCCGGTCAAGATATAAAAGAATAGATAATAATAGAGTATATATTAGAATAGTATTCTAAGAAGTATTCTAAGGATTAATAAGAATAGTATTCTAAGAAGTATTCTAAGGATTAATAAGAATAGTATATAGATTATATATTAACTATTAGTATATAACTTATATAGTACCCTTATTATAACCTAAGTATATCTTAAGTATAATATAAAGAATAGATAATAACCTGAGTATATTCCCTGGAGTATATAACCAGTTCCTGGTATAGTACCCCATATGTATCCCTGGAGGATCAATTCTGGGGATCTCCCGTGATGCTAAAATTGAGGATTTTTCCGAGGGGGTATCTAAAGGAAACACCGCCCAGGAAATCCCCCGTAGGCATCCCCTGGGAATCCTCTGGTACAAATCTTGCTAAGGATTTCCTGGGAAAAAGACTGAGGAAAAAGACTGAAGAAAAAGACTGAAGAAAAAGACTGAA